CTACCGTACTGTTAAAGCATTAACGGACGTTGCAGAACCGCGAGCTAGGGTTGTTAAAGGGGACCTAAACTCTACTTCCGGGAAGTGTTGGGACTCACATGTCAGTTGAGACCATACTGTTACTATTTCACCACGTGGAGGTGCACCGTGTTAAGTGCTTTGGGACCTCTCCCTCCGTGAGGAGGCGCTGGGGGGGATCTGTGAACCGGTTAATCGACCATGATCGCATACTGTGCGGCGTAGCCTATCGGCTTATACGGCGCAGGGAGTGCGTTGGTGATGAGTTGTAGGGCTCTTTGCTCGATATACTTGCCCGCTGCTGCTAGGCCTGTCTTGAAAATTTGTTGTCCTGTAGATTGAACTTGATTGGAGATATTCACAACCATAGGGTTGGAAGCAGGACTCGGCGTCATTGCTAACGCCATTCCTTCTGTTTCTTCAAAAGTCAACTCGTAATGGATAAGGAGTTCGACAGTCAGCACGGTCGTACTGGCAGGTCCACCAATGATAACAATGCTTGTGGGCAATGCACCAGAGGCTTTCCAATCAGTGACGGCTGAAGAGGGGGTACTTTGAGTGGGAGTGTAGAAGTTGGCTCGCGGGGCGGCATTGCGGCCGCCGATCACTGCTAGTCCAGAAACATTTCTCAATGGAACGTCGAGGTAGTCGGTTGTTCCGTAGCTCGCGTAATTAGAGGAAGTGATGTGTTGGCCCGTTTCAGAGGTGTTAGCCCTGACATAGACCAGACCACTACTCGTCATTGGCGCGGCGATTGAGTTGATGATCAGACCATAAGATACGATTCGAAAGGATTGGATCCCTGCAATGGCCGGGTTAGAGGTCATCGCGACGGGAGGTAACACCATATTCGTTCCAGAGACCAAGCCATAAATGACAGGATCGTAGAACCAATTCGGCATGACCATGACTCCTCCGTTTCCAGAGGCGTCGGTAGTGATGGAGTGAATCGAGTGCTTCGTGTATGCGAGAGTTCGAATGTTAGTGGTGTCGGGAAGCTTGGCTCCAATTGCGTGTTTGCAAAAGGGGTCGGTGATTCCACAGACGGCCATTCGGACCATGGGTCCGAGGCTGTGTCCAGACGCATTCTTTTGATGGTTCCCAGCGGCCGGCTTTCTTTCATGTCGCGCCGGCGACGACTTTTTGGGGGCTTTCTTAGGTCCCCCCATGTTGACTTTTCTTGGCATAATTTGGTGTTAGCGGCAGAATCTGTGGACGTCAACGGATCCACCCCCGGTCGATTACTCGACCGAAAGTGTCTCCGCCATCTTCTTCCATGTGATTGCGGCGGGCAGTTTCTTCACCGTCCTAAGGAGTTGTTCGAAGTCTTTCAAGTCCGCTTTCCCAAGCCCGTACTTGTGGGTCACAAATGCCCACGTCTCGTCGCAATACTCGTGCTTGCGTTCCGTGTGCATCATGTAGTCTTCTTCCTTCGGTGGCGTTCCGTTTTTGTTGGATACCAATTTCAACATAGTCTGACAGGCCTCCCTAACGAACGGCACATGATAATTATCATGCAACGAACTCATCAGGCCGGAACGGAGCACCTCCCCGTTCTTCTTGTCGACAATGAAACCGATCTTAGCTAATGTCCTTCCAATCTTCGCCCCAGGCAAGAGCGTTGGCACGCCCTTAATCCTCACCGGGTAAAAGAACCTTGAACAAAATTCAAAATCGACTGCAGTTGTGACCTTCAATGTCAGCTCGAATCCTAGGCGCTTACCGGCAGCGCGCCAAGCAACCTCCACTAGTTGCCGGGAACCGATATCTTGTTCCCAAACTTTCGCCATACAGGCATTGTAATGGCTTCTCCGCACGATGAGGGCATTGTCGTCACCAGCCACGGCGACAAAATAATCCCTGCCTAGCGCAGTCTTGCCATTCACAAGGAGCGGGTCGTTCGTCAAACAACCGGTATCGAGAATGTAACATGAAATTGACAAGTTGGTCCATCCGTTGAAGTCCCCCGTTTCGGGGGCGCCCGTCGCCAGTTGGCGCTCGCGCGTTTTCACCTTCACTCCCAGGGCCGAACTAGCCACCATGCCTGTCTTCCTCATCAGATACTGACGTGCAGCCGGCGGTGTGATTTTGGCAGGTCCGACAGACAGCTCGCTAGCCGCCTTCATCGCCGCGCCACGCATGTGGCCGTCCCATGTGGCTCCGTCCGCTTCAATTACGA